ACACAGTGAATATTATCAAATGTATAACCATATTCTACACCAATTTCTAAATATGAACTTGTTGGTAATGTCAAACTATTGATTACTTGATGTCTATTATTAAATGATGTATTATATCTCACTTTAACTATATTAATATTATAAATTTCATATCTATTATTAGAAACATACATTAATTTAAAATAATTAATCATTTCTTCATTCGTATGATCTGATAATGTATAACATTTCATTCTATCAAAACCTAAATTGTCTAATCTTCTCCATAAATATTCATTAGAGCCTTTATTATCTAATAAAATAAAATCATTGCGAGGATTTTCATATAAGGTCTTAATATGATCCATATAATATAACAAACTATCAAATCCAATTATACAAAATTGACAATCATAATCATTATTAAGTAACAAATTGCAGTATTTATGAACATATTCTGGTTCTCTTAGCCAGATTTTACTATTTTGGATCAAATATTTTTCATCTTCGTACGCGTTTAATTCTTTCATTTTATCATGTATTTTATATAGATCATAATAAATTGGACTAATATGGTTTGGTCCAATACGATTAATTTCTTTATTTCTAATAAGAGAAAAATTATTGTTGTCATCATTCATATATTGAATATATCCAAATTTATGAATTTTTGCCATTTTGTAATTAACGGCAGTTCTTAATAAAATTTCATAATCATCACAAATATGTAAATATTCACAATAATTTCCCATTTCTAATAGAGCATCTTTTCTCCATATTCGTGGATGATTTGGACAACATAATAAAAGACTTAGTGTTATATTATTTACATTTGGTGTAATATAAACTAATCTCCACTTACCTTTATATTTCATAGAATAATATCCTCCATATCCTTTACAGATAAAATCACCAAACCATTGATTATTTCCATTTTCGTACATAGAAATACAATCCATATAAATAAAACCAACTTCCGGTTTTGCTTCAAATAAATCCGCAGAATCTTGTAAAACAAATGGTAAAATCTCGTCATCGTGATCCATTTCTAATACATATTTACCGCGACATAAACTAACAGCTTCATTTTTAACATTACCTATACTGCCATTATTTTGTGAATGTCTATAAAATCGAATACGACTATCGTTAATAAAATTCTTTCTTAAAAACTCAAAATGTTTATCATCGGGAGAATCGTCCATAATAACCCATTCCCAGTCTTTGAGTGTTTGTGCCTTGAGACTTTCATAAACTCGCATAATTTTATGATATGAATTATAAGACGGAGTAAAAAGAGAAAATGTAGGTCTAAGTAGCTGTCTATTTAAAGAACACAATGTAATATATTTATCATTAATAAATTTATTAAAAACATTAACATCTATTATTTCATTCAAATGAATATGTCTGATTAACATTTCTTTAGATATAATTGTTAAGAGTTGATCTGTATATTCAGAGCTATTATCTCCATAAGTAATTAATAAATGATTATTTGAATCATGTATTTTTTCAACCTTTTTCAAATTATTAGTTATATAGACACTACAATCTAGTGTTTCTTGATTTTTAATAAAAAATTGATCAATATCTTTATATTTATCGGCACGAAAAAAAACAATAAAGGGAAATTTCATTATATTATATTATATTTATTAAAAATTATTTAAGTTATTATTTTAATAAATATATTTTTATAGATTACCTAATAAAATCTGTATTGTCGACGTGTTTTTTAAATAAACAACCTTGAGATATGAGTCCTTTAACGTCAGATGTTACAACTGTTGGATTAATATGATCACAATTAGTCATCCAAATTTTAATAATACAGAAATTTTTTTTAGGTGAAATAGTTATCCCCGTTACACATTTAACAAATGAACTATTGTTGCCAATAGTCTCTCCAACTAATACATAATTTAATTCTCTCCAAACATCACATACATTTTTATTTGAAACTTTATATGAAAAACAACCTCCGTTTCTATTTTTTGGATCTTCCCATACCGGATTAATACCATCTTTCATTACAAATAACATACAACTTTTAATTAAAGGATCCGGGGTCGTCTCAGTAATCGCAATAGTATCTTCAATCGTTTTAAACTTATAAATTAATTTATAGCTTTTTGATGTCCAATCTAAATCTTGTGGCAAATGTGCCCATAAATTCCAACGATGTTTTAATATGTGAGTGCTTGGTGAGACAGTATCTTTTTCTATATTAGAAAAAATGCTGGTATTACTTTGAGTTTCCATTATTAATGTTGTTTGAGGAGTCACCATTATGTATATAATATATCAATTTATTTAAATTATTTTATTTATATAATATAATATAAATAATACTATTTATATTATAGCATTTAATTGTATTTTATATTTTAATATAGTCATCTTGAATTTCTGGTATATTTGGTGTTTCGTATTTATCTACCCGATATCCATTTTTTTCTATAATTATATATTGTTTTTCATTCAATTCAATAACATTTACTTCGTGATCCATTAATTCTAATTTATACAAAAATGGGATTTCATCTGTCTTTATTAAAATATTGTCATGTAATATATTTTTAATATAATATTGTATAAATGACTTATTTATAATATTTCCCACTACATAAAAATTAAATTCATCTGTTTTTAGATTTATATTATACCTAACATCATTATAATTTAAATACAATGCTATAAATGTTATATCAGATATTTCAAACTTAAATTCACAATTATCTAAATTATTTATAATTTTTTTATTTTGTATATTTTTTTTATTTAAATCATTCATTTGAAATAAATCTGTTACAATCATTGTGTAATACGAAAAATCATCTACATATTCTAGCTGACAAATAAACATATCTTCAAATCTTTTAGAAAACTCTTTTTGTAAAACTCGTAATCCTGTATTATTAAAAACTTCTATTCTAGTATTCATTGATTCAGGCTTTAATACTAGTTCATTTTGTGATATAATATTATGTTTTTCTAAAAAAAATTCTGTATTATTTTGTATCGATTTGATACAAGGCAAAATATAGTTATATACTTTAGAACAATTAATTTCACAAACACTATATACGTAAAATAAATTATATATTGTTTTTAAACAAAATGTTTTTGCCTTTTGCTTTACTATGTCTCTAGTTGAATCAAAATATCTTGAATTCATTACAAAACAAAAACTAAAACATATGGGAATAATAATTAATGCTGTCATTCAATATATTATTTATTTCATAATTTTTAAATAGTTTATTTATTACATATTTTTAGTTATGATAATTTATTACTTATTACTTATTAGTTATATTGTGGATCAGATGATCCTATTGGCGGACCAATTGATTGTCTTCTTGGATCACCTAAATGAGAATATGTAACACGTTTTACTGTTGTATTTGTATTGGCATTATTTATGTTTGAATAAATCAAATTGCCTGATTTTGTTGTATTATTGTCATCGCATTTAAAATTTAATTGTCCTGTCGCGGTATCAAGACCAAATACATATAAAAGTATTGTAACTATTACCGACATAAAAATAAATGGAATAAAAACAATTATCCACGAAACAACAGACATTCCTGATTGACATAATGCGTTTAATAAAAACGTGATGACAATCATAACAATAAATTTAAAAAAAGCAGTATTATATAATCCTTTAAATATGTCTATAATTACTTGTGTTAATGAAAATGCTATATAAATTAAGGCGGGGGCACATAGTTCTATCATATTTACTTATATTATATTATGAAAAAATCGGTTCGCCATCTTTGATTATTCCGACTTGTTTTCCTACTTCTCCATCTTTATCAACTTCATATAGAATTCCATTTTCTTCATCACTAGCAAAATATGTTACATCATCGATCTCAATTTCAAATACTTCTTCATCAATGCCTTCTTCAATTTCAGATTCATCCTTAATATCTTGTTCTTCTTCTTCTGTTCCAACTTCTTCTTCAGATTCATTATCGGCTTCCTCTTCTTCAACCGCATCATCAACGGCATCATCTTCTTCAACGGCTTCCTCTTCAACAGCTACATCTTCTTCAACTATATCCTCATCTTCGTCTTCAACTACATCCTCATCTTCGTCTTCAACTACATCCTCATCTTCTTCAAGAGCTTCTTCATCTTCATCTTCATCTTCATCTTCTTCTTCTTCATATGATTCTAAATTAGAAATTATATTATCTAATTCTACTGTATGTTGCTGCTCTTGCTCTTCGACTCGTAATGTAATATTTTCTTCCGTAAATTTGGTATCTACAGTATTTTGATCTGTAACTAATGTTTCTGATTCGATTTTAATTATTGGTTCATCTTCTGTAACTGAATAAGAATCTGTTAAATCAATAATATCTGGATTTCTTATAAATCCTGGAAAAGATGATAATTTAAGTTGGATACCTCTAGATGAATCCGGAACATTTAATGTCACCTTTTCTCTTTCAAACGTATTTATTACATTGGTCAAATGATCTATTTTTCTTTCCATTTCAAACATTTCTTCATCATGCTTTAATAAAATATCATCAAGTCTATACTCGATATCTTTACATCGACAATTACATTTACAAATTGTAGGCTCTACAGTTTGTTTTAACTTCAGCTCTTCTTCGTATGCGATTATTACCTTTTGAACAATTGGCAATGATAAAATATCTCTATTTGTATCAGCACTTGTATTCATATTTGTATTCATATTTGTATTTAATTGTTGCATCATATAATTTAATTGATCAAGAGTAGCCATTTGCATTAATTTATCAATATTGTTTCTATAAGACATTAGTATGTATAATATACTATATTACAATTCGTTTAATATGATTTAAAAAATATTTAATGATATATATATAGAAAACTATGCATCAGTCTATGAATAATATTATTATAAGCGATTCTAAAATAAATGAAACACATATTAAACAAATAATGTCACAAACTAATTATAGTGAAGAAGTAGCACGTAATAAGTTAATAGAATATAATTATGATTTTATGCGAGTTTTAAAAAATTATATGGGCATACCAGAAAAAAAAGAAAATAATAAAATCAAATCAATAAATCAAGAAATTTATAAACAAATAAGAGGTAATTTAGATCAAACAATGAAAGACTATCGAGAAAAAAATCCAATCAACATAGATCAAGTTATAGCCAATTTACACGAATCGGATGAAAGAGAAAATGATAAGTCTAAAACGTAATTATATATAATAATATTTTATTGTTATACTTAAAAATATTATTCTTAGTATTATTCTTCAATAGAATTAGAAATGCCAAAATTTTCATTTAATATTAAATTTTTATTTGTTTTCTTTTTATTCATACGTGATTTTAATTGATAATTATTATTAGAAGGAATAATTTTATTATTTAAAATAAACTCATCATTATCATCGTGTAGTTCAGGTAATATTCTTGTTAATGGTTTATCTACTATAATAAACAATCTTTCATTTCTAAGCAACGATCTGTATTCTTGTATTGATAAATTCCCATAAAATTTTTCTAACATATAATGTGGATTTGGTGATGGTTTAATATTCTTTTTATAATCATAAATTTTTGAATAAATGTGATTAAACAAATGGTATCTTTCAAATTTAGTTGAACTGTCAATATTTTCATTCATTAAATAAGCTACACCACATTCAGGACTACAAAAACATCCATAAACGTGATATGTTCCATTTATGTAGTGCTTAGGAATGTAAATTGGAGGATTATCAAAATCACACGAATCCCAAAAACAAGCGGATTTTTTATTATTTACATTATTTATATGTAAATTGTGTTCCAATTGCTTTAATTTTCTCCAAATTTCCTTATTACCATCTTTATTTTGAGGATATTGTTCATCAATGTATTCATAATCGTTATTTTTTAAATTATTATTTGTTATGGTTTCATTAACTTCATTACAATATGTATTGACTGATCTAATATTTTCTTCTCCAATTAGATCATAATTTAAATCATTTTTACTATTAAAAGTATAAGATTCTATATTATTTAAATTAGCCATTTGTAAATCCTTTATAGAACATTTCAAATGTAAAATAACATTGGGTTTATCATTTATTTTATTTTCAGTATGAATTATTTGCTGAACTATTTTACCACCCTTGGGTTTCCTACCTCTTTTTTTTATAACTTGTTTTGTATCTGTATCACTTAAATTAGGATCTATTGAATTATCTAAATTAGGATTCACTATTATCACAATGTTAGATGAATTAGTATAATTATCATTATTCGCAAAATTTTCAGTAACATTTAACACGACATTTTCATTACTTGGACTTAATTGCGTGGTTCCAGTAACAGAAAATGTATTAATATTTAATGCTGCCATTAATTCCTTTTTAGATTTTCTCCCTCGTTTGCCTTTAACTGTTTCTACCGCAGTAGGAACTAAGTGTTGATCAATGCTGGAAACAACTATTTTATTTTTTGTCATTATATTTATATAATTAATAGTATGATTAATTTAAATTGTTTTAATAAATGTTTAAGGAATCTACTTTTAAGAAAAGTGTAGCAAAATTTAGATAAATCTTTTTAAAGGTTGAAAAAGTAAAAACTATATAAATATGATTTAAATATATGTTAATAATATTTATAATATTAAAATCATATTTAAATGACAGAACACAATTCAGAATTAGAAACTGATTCAAATAATACAAATCGTTTAGTTGAATATGAAAATAGTGTATTTTCATATCAAATAAATAATGTAAATGACTATTTTATACAAAAAAAAATTGTATTTAAAGCGATGCTTGATCTTTTTATAGAATATCATAAAAAACGTGAGTTTGAATTCAGAATAAATACTGTATTATTAATAATTGCTCTAAATTCGCCATTTTTATTATTAGATAAATATTTTATTAATGATGTAAATAGTTATGAGATCAATATATATTTATTAATATCATTTTATCAACGGTTATTTTGTGCCTTATTATCAGGCATTTACATATCTTGTAATAAGTTAGACAATATACAAAATCAACTAAAAAATAAAAATAGTTATCCATTTTATGCATGTTATATTGACAGGTATTGGTGTGAATATTATTCTTCTATTGGCGTCGTTCTGGTTGTCAATTCTTATTTATTATATGGTTGTATAAATTTATCATATCTATATGTATTATTACTATCTGTTTTTAAATTATCTATGCTTGTTACTACTTTGAAAAATTATAATTACTTGGACTGAATTCAACCTTTTCCACTTTTCTTAAAAGTGTATAGACTTATTTTCATAACAATTTCTACAAACTGGAATATAATTATCGGAACCAACAACTGTTTGCTCTTTTTCCGAACTAATGCGTTTTGAAAATATCCCAGCAGTTCCATCTTTACATAAACTACAAAGTGATGTCATTTTTGTAATTTTGTCACATAGCGGTATCAAATCGATAATATGTCCAAACTTTTTGCGTTCAAAATCACCATCTAGACCACCGATGTATATTTTTTTATTATGTCTTAACATATGTTCTACTGCGGGATACAAATCTTCAAAGAACTGACCTTCATTGATCAATATAACATTAGCATTGATCAATTTAACCGAATCATCAATTCTTAATAGATTATGGCTATTTTCTTCATTTGTTTTTATATCTAGATTATAATACCAAATATCTATTAATTTGTTAGTTTGAATACACGGAATCATAACCTTGTCGTGAGTAGATAATAATGTATTATCATATCTTTTGTCAATCGAATGGTTAATAACAGCTACTGGAATATTACAAAATTGACACTGCTTATATATTTCTACAAGCTTAGATGTCTTGCCGCTAAACATTGGGCCAATAATAAGTTCTAAATAGGATTGTTGTTTGGATGACATTGTTGAAATTGATTTTGACATAATCTATAATTATATTTTTAAACTTCAATTTTATTTCAAAATACTTAAATATAAGAAATATTATTATATATCATAATGAGCAGTATTCCATGGACTGAAGCATATAGACCTACAAACTTTGATGATATTGTTCTAGAACCTCTAAATAAAAAGATCCTTAAAAATATTATTGAAACAGGATATTTTCCAAATCTTTTATTTTTTGGACCACCAGGAACTGGTAAAACGACAACAATTATTAATTTAGTAAATGCGTATCAAGAACAACATAATCAAAAACATAAGGGATTAATGATCCATTTAAATGCTTCAGATGAACGCGGCATCGACATAATTCGAAACCAAATAAATCAATTTGTAAATTCGAAATCATTATTTCATACAGGAATGAAATTTGTTGTTTTAGATGAAGTTGATTATATGACTAAAAATGCTCAACAAGCCTTACGATATTTGCTACAAAATTATTCAAGCGGAGTTCGTTTTTGTCTAATTTGTAATTATATAAGCCGAATTGACGAAGGACTACAAAATGAATTTACAAGATTGAGATTTAATCAATTACCCAAGTCAGATATAATTACATTTTTGTCGAGTATTTCTAAGTCAGAAAAATTAAATTTAACCGATAAATCATTGTGCTTAATTCAAAAATTATATAAATCTGATATTAGAAGTATGATAAATTTTATGCAGTCGAATCAAAACATAAAATGTAGCGATTTTAACATAATTGATAACGATTTATGGGAGAATTTATATACACAACTAAAAAATAAAACGCCTATTGATTTGTTAGTTCTTTTTATAAATAACACAAGTATAAAATACAATATAGACAAAAAAAATATAATCAAGGATTTTTTAAATTATATTATTCGAAATAAAAATAATGAGATTGAAATCTCTTCAAATATGTCTAAATATTTATATTTTATAGAAAATATTATGCATTTTGAAGATTGTAAAAACACTTATTACGTAAATTATTCAATATTGCAGCTATCCACACTATTTAATTTGGAAATGCCTAATATATTATAATTCTTAATCCTTAATTCTAATTTTTTTATAAACTCATTGGGAGGCGAACCCTTTGATGGATCAAAAAAATTTTCCTTTAAGCTATATTCAGTTTCTAAATTTTTGTTAGTAGGAGAGGATGGAGAAATAGGGATAATATTACTCCTTTCATGGATGATGTGATGTTTACAATGATTCATTATTCTATATTAAAAGAAAATAATTGAAATAAAATAATATAAAGAATATAGAGATATAATTACAATTTATACAAATGTCTCTAAACATTGATGAAGAATGGACCCATTTCTTGTCAAATAAATCTGATGATGATAATTCAGATTGCGAAAATGGTTATCCTGTTAATGAATATATGAATCATTGTCACAAACAATTAAAAACCAATGGTAGTAGCGACAGCAAAAGTGAATTTCAACCCGGAACTGCTCCAATTTCTACACCAATTTATATATCAACAAAATCAAAAATTGCGTATCTACAAGATCCAGTTGATTTAAACATATTTTGGGATATTCCAGTTATTTCTTATGGAACACCTAGAGATGGAGTTATAAAAAAACAAATAAAATTTAATTCAAAAACGTGTGAAGAATTAAATATTATCCAGCAAAAATTACAAAAAGAATTATATTTTGATGAACACGTTATAACACATATAGATAATCCCAATGGTCGCATTAAATTTAAGGATATTCGAAAAATTACAATTGGGATATCTAAAAAAGACATTATGAGTTATCGTAGTAAAAAGAAACAAGCATTTTATAATTGTTTTGTTATGATCATCCGTCTTAAAATAAATGATATTTTTAGAGAATTTCATATTAAAGTATTTAATACTGGCAAATTAGAGATTCCTGGTGTCCAAAGTAACGAAATGTATGAGACTGTTTTAGAAAATATTATTAAAATTCTTCAACCATTTATTAGTTCGCAATTATTATATAAACAAAAAAGTGATACGGTATTAATTAATTCTAATTTCAATTGTGGATTTTATATAAATCGTGAATCATTATTTGATATTCTGAAATACAAATACAAAATTCAAGCAATCTACGATCCTTGTTCTTATCCCGGTATTCAATGTAAATTTTATTATAATAATTTAATAGAACCAACTAATCAAACTGGCATCCAATTAACCTCAGAGCCTAAAATCACCGATAAAAAGGTTAAAACAGTGAAAAATCCAAATATTATAGAGGTTTCATTTATGATTTTTAGAACTGGCAGTATCTTAATTGTTGGAATGTGTGAAGAAAATATATTAAATGATGTTTATTATTTCTTGACAAATCTTCTCAAAACAGAATTTGAACATATATGCCAACATTTGATAGATGCCAATCATATATCTTTAAAAAATAAAAAGAAAAATGTTCGCAGAAAAATAATTAATATTTTGATTACAGATACAGATGCCTCTATCAAACCTGTGGATAAAAGACAAAATATAGTTTTTGAGGAAATTATTAGTATTTAAAATGTTTAAGTAAATATATATTTTATAATTGTTTCATTTTTCATTTCATTTATTGATGGATCAATAACACAATTATATATCTTATTTATTATTTTTTTTTCATCTGACAATTTTTTTTTTGTCTCTAAGCATTTAATAAATTCTTCTAAAGAATCAACAAACATATCAATTGATCTGTTTTGTATTTCAATCAATAAATTTATAAATAAATAAATACATTCTACATAATTTATTTTAATTTTATTCTTATTTAAAATACTAGATATTTTTTGAATTTTATTACAACATATAACAATATATTCTATTTTATTTTCATATTTAAAATCATTATGATTAATTAAACCTCTTATTATTTTTTTATAAATATCTATAATTGCGTCTGTATAATGTATAATTATATTTTCTTCATTAGTCAGCGGTAATATTTTTTTCTTATATTCATTATTTAAATCATAAATTGTCTTCTTATATACAAATAATAGAGCATCTTTTGAATTTAATTGTAAAAATGTAATATTATCGTCTGATATTTGTTCAATAAATTCTATATAAAAATAATAAGCCTTTTGACTATGATAAACCGTAAGATCTAAATTTTTGGTATAAAAATATATCATTGAAAAAATATGGATAATCGCATCTATTCCACGTTCAAATATAAATACATAATAATGTTTATTTTTTATATTTATTTTTTCCGATATAAGAAGCATATATTCAATTATTACCTGAGTAAATTTTGTTAATATTTCTTGTGATGTATTACGAACTAATGGTTTGTAATTGTCTATATTATGTAATATATATTGTGGATATTCAGAATTATGTAGTTTCATATTTAAAAGTTAGATATTTATTTAAAGTATTTAATTAAAAAAGCATTTAAAGACTTTTAATTCAATTTAAACTATATGTCTGCTTCTGACCAAAAACAAGTTGTAACAACACAAGGATCAAATGATACGGTATCTGTTGCCGCAAACAATTCTAATTATCGTCTCCCTTCAGATACTACTCTTCAACACGCAAGTAAATTGTCTATTGTAGAGGATAAGCCTATAATGTTAGACTATTGGACTGCTTCAGTTGATAAGAAAGCTCTTGTTGGGGTTCGGGAAACGGGTGAAAAGTTGTTAGTTAAGAGTGCTGAAGAGTACACTAGTCCTATTGCTAAATTCTATAAGTCTGGAACTGAATATATCATTATTACCGAAAACTCAATTTATTTGGTATCTAGCGATATTCCTACTAGAAAGATCTCTTAATTTTCCACCTTTAAAAAGGTGGAGCCAAAAATAAGTTCGAACAATATATAAAATAAC